CGTAACTACCTCACCTGGGTTCTTTGGTTTTAATCGCATGTGTCCAACGCGATGTTATTTAATATAATCCTTTAATTTTTATCTTGGGGATAAGGATTTTCATCCCATTCATATTTTGCACAATATTTAAGAATCTGTTCCTTGTAAGTTGGAAATGATCCTACTAATCCTGCAATATTACATTCTTCAGCTACTCTCAATAGTTGTTCTCTCTTCATATTGTAAATATCTTTACCATAATGAGAATATTTATCAAGAGCATCTTTAATAGTACATGCGGCATGTAATTCTTCTGAAATAGCAGATCTACCATGAGCATGCAACATTTTTGAAATGGATGATTCCTCAATAACTGCACGATACAATTTCAATTCATCATCCCATACTGCATTATGTTTCAAGAAACCGGCCTCAGATCCATTAATAAATGGAACAGATTCAGCTTCTTTATCAGCCATAGTGTATGTAATATCACTTTCAGCTAAAACTCGTGCAATATTAGTATGATTGTATGCATCATAACCTTTCTTTACAGACATAATATTATCATCTCCATAGGTTAACAATGATACAACATTTGCATATAGTGGAACTCTCCACCATCTTTCCTCTTGAGCAATTTTGTAATATACATAACGCATATATAAACTGTTTACCAAAGAATTAATGACCACTGTCAAAGGATGTCCAGATGGATTGGATCCATAAAATTGTACTAATGTTCCAAAATAATCATAAGTGGGAGAGCAGATTTCAGTTGCAATACCACGCATAATCATTAAATCATCTGAATCATAATGTCCACTACGTTCTGCTAAATTAATCAAAATTTTAAAACTAGCTAACATGAATCTTGGAGACATTCGTCCATCAAAAGATTTATAATCTCCTGCTACAACTCTATCCTCTCCAAATCTGTATACATGTTTCATCATAGATGTCCACTCAGGTGACTCAACATTCAAACCTACTGCACATTCAAAGACTTTCTTATTTTCTTGCATCAATGCTGAAATAGTTAAAAAATACTTTCTAACTAACATTGTAAAATAGATATTACTTCCTGCAAATACACGAACTTTTTTCTTTCCAATCTTTGTAGGTTCGTCTTTCAATGAAGCTTTAAATACTGCATTGATCCTCTCACCTCTAAGCAAACATTCTTCTAATTTAGTGATTTCTTGCAAAACTTTAGGATCAATATCACGTGGACATGAAATTCCTTCTACCTCTCTATCTGAAATACTGACCAATTTTGATTTTGGTCCAGACATAGGGAAACCACAAGAAGTTGCAAAATTCATAGCATTAATTCCTGTGGCTCCATCTAATCCGGCTAAAACAATGTCATCATTCAATTTTCCTAATTTATGTAATTTATCACTCAAATTAATATTTAAAGTGGTTTCATAATCCACAACCGCTTTATCAATCAATTCAGGTTCAAATTTGTGTGCTGTATGTGTTTTATTTTCAATATCAACTTCTTGATGCATAA